AAATGTTTCTTGGCTCTCACTCATTTGACCCGATGCTAAGTGCCCGCGTATTACTGCGTCACCTGTACCTGGAGCGCCTGTCTCAGTATAAAACTCATTGGAACTCATCGACGCAGGAATGCCGAGATTCCAAGTCTCATAAAGAAGCTTGCGAATCTGATCGACACTGCCAGGATTGAAATCATTATCAACGTACTTCTGAAGATTCTTATAGCGCTGCTTGACCGATATCTCATACTCACACTCAAGTGAACCCCGAAGTTCTTGATCAATCCACACACCTGATTTATGCATGCCCACACACATTTCTTGTGTCGCATGGTCTACTTCATTGAGATTCCACAGCCTGTCTTCTGACCAGTGGGTCGGTTTTAATTCTGACGCAATCGGGCGAAAGGCCCCCATTTCTGTCGCAGCATCAATAAGAGGTACCGTTATGCGTGCGTTTACGGCAGTATCGATAATATTGTACTTGAGTAGTTCAGTATCATCTTGGCTTCCGGTCGATATCTTTGTCCCCTTTTCTGTTGTCTCCCAACGCTCAACGTCTGTGAGTACGGAGCCAATAGTCTTCAGACCCTTAGGAAGATCAGGTGATCGAAACCTGGCGTGAAACAATGTGTCTACAAGTGGCGCAGGCGTAACGCCAAACTGAGCCTCAACAACCATACGGTCGTAGTAGCCTGCATTGTGACCCACCCAGACACGACCATCAGTCGATAGAATCCCAACACCAATGGCGCGACAATTCTGGTGGGGCTTTAGGCGTGCAGCCTTACCGTCGGCGTCCAGGTCAGGAATGGCAATAGCGATTGTGCGTAGATTACATTCCAGGGGCTCAATACCATCGGTCTCAACGTCATAGACCCAGAATGGTGCCGGCTGCGCCAGAAACTCCTCCAGTTGCTCTGGTGTGGGGTTCATGGTGGAGTCGGGCTCAGTCCAGCGTAGCGTATCGTTAAACCAACGCATCGCTTTAGACACATCGGCCTCGATAACGGGCCTCCAATTCGGCGCTCTCGTTACGTAGTGAGGGGAAAACGTAGCCAACATCTTCTTCCGAGTTGGTTCCAGGCTCCAGAGCCAATCATCATCGATGTACATGGGACCACCACGCAATCCGTGAATACTCCCTGATTGACCTGACAAGACTCGTGTTGCTGTCTTACCTAAGGCGATAAACTTACTGTACTTACTAAGTACACTATCGAGCCGTGGACGACAACAGTCTGCCGGGTGAGGTAAGGGGTCTTTGTTTTGTGCGACCCGCCTTTTGTTCAATCGATCCAGAGATTTCTCCATTCGATTCCACGCACCACCCTCCTTTCCTGGTGGTTTACATGCAATCACGTTCTCCAAATCGACATGTGAGCGATTCAAGCCTGCAGTCGCTAAGAACCTTGACCACTCAGATGCGGCGCTGCCCATAAGGGGTCTACCAGAACGAACATCCTCCGCACGGGGCGCCTCACCGAGCGCAAGTATTTTTGCTCCTGGATGAAACTCCCCCGTCACGGGACGCCATTCGTCTTTCTGTAGTGCTCCGTTGGGTCCGAGTGGACACTCATCGCAACGGGCACCGCATTGTTTTGGATTCTTGTTCATAGAAAAAATAAGGCATCTATTCGACCACCCACATGCCTTCCTGCTGGGCCCTGGGGGGTACAGGTCCCCCCCTGGTCTATTCGACTTAGCTAACAATACCTTGTGCCGTGCTAGCGGGCGGCGGTAAGGCTACCCCAGCAGATGGAACAGGGGCCCCGTTAGACACGGAAGGCTTTGCTGCCGTCGAGGGTGCAGGGGTCGACGCGTTTTTCAGTGCGTTGAATTGTTTCTCGCTCAACCACTTACCGATCTCATTGTAAGAGCCTTGAACACCCTTCTGACCTGGAATGAACTCAACGTGGGCTTTACGTCCACCGTTTTGAGCCGTCAGGAACCAGTTAGTGTTAATTTCCGCAGCACCCTCAATGTCCGATGCGGAATAACCAAGCGATTCGAGGATCGACCGAAGAACAGCCATGCGACCGCGAAGCTGCTTGTCTGAAAGGTCTGTGAGCATCGCACCAGTATCGTCAAATGGAACGCTCAAAAATGAGAACATCTTAAACCCATTCTCAAATTGAACATGGACACGACGTGTAGTGGCCTTGTCTGTTGGGGCACGCTCGATATTAACGATATCTACTTTGTAGAATCCGGCCTCTGGTACGGATGACCCGAGAGCGCTGATTCCTTGAAATGCATTACCTGATACTTTGATAGCCATTATGGCTCCTTTGTTGTTAGTTTATTGGTGGTGGGGGTGGAAGGTTCGGCGATGAACTACTCGGCACATCGTCGACCGAAAAATCAAAAAGGGACTGAGTTTCCTGCTGCGCTAAAATGCCGCGAGCAATACCGTCTTGGCAAGCCCATCGTAAATGCAGTCGATTGTCAGTCCGACCTGACACTGCTGATTGAATCGCCTCTTGAACAGCAGTCCCAGACATCATAGCATCTGCGATTGATTGAGCAACCTCATCCTGCCATTCAAGGCCTTCTAAGCGGCTCAATCGATAGTTACTTTTGCTGGCGCGTAAAATCTCTCGGAGATTACCGGGTGTTTTAGCCGTGCAAATTCCTGTGCGGTCACCCGTAACCCACTCAGGATTTGTCGGATCGCAGTAGTAGATGCTCGGAAACCACGGATCTGGATAAGTTGGGTCAACCATTGCACGAATATTGATATCGCACCACGAAGGTAAGGTCTCTACCTGATTACGTGATGGGACATCAGGGCCGCCTGGACAGAATCGACCCTCAGCGTTTGTACCCGGCATTCTCTCGTGGAAGTTCATAAGCAAATGAACACCTAAGTAACGAGACGTATGAGCAACTTCCAAGAGGTGTTGGTTAAGTTGCTGATAAGGATAAAACCTATCTTTCTTGCCGCTCCGACCCGAGGGGGCTGACTCCGACCACTCAAGCATTGAACGCTGACATAAGTGGCTAATATCATCCACAACTAGTGCGTCGTGTTGTGCTGTATGGCTTATCTCTGCAAAGCTTTTAAGCATACTGACCAAGTCAGTCAGATTCTTCGGTGAGTCGGGGTGTACGGATGGCGTAAACCCAAGTTCGTTTTGGGCAACAAGTGTAATCGCAGATGGAACCCCAAGGAACAAAGCCCGAGGAAACGCTGCGAGCGCGTCACTTGTTTTCTTCTGCTTTGGCTTACCATAAACGGTAACCATCACCGTTGGTGGGGGTGATTCATTCTTACTCATTACTCTCTCCTAAATAGTCTTTGCGGCTGCGCCGTAGAAACAAAACTTAATCCCAGGACAAGCACCGTATCTTCCGATGCACGACGTTTCATGCTGAACTTTCGGCCAATCCCAGAATGTAGGCGAATCTACCTCAAGACGAGCCAGCCGATGCTCTTCACGCCACAACATTTCAGCAAAATGTGCGTCTCGGTGAGGTGTCGCAGGCACCATCGGCCTCGCTACACGCCACGGCTCCTGAGTTTGAATCAGGTTTAAGCCCAGACCGCCAAAGTTATCCTGGTACATTTGCTTGCCCATGATTCGAAACGCCGCAAAACCACCATCAATAGCGTACCCATCAACACTCTTACCTAATTGAACGCGGGCTTGATGTTTATGATCCCAAATAAATGTTCGGCCGCCACGCTCTTTCGTGACCATATCTAAACGACGCGTCAAAACTAATGCTGCGCCGGAATCAGGGTGACCTGGGCAATTGAGCGGTGTAGGTTGGATAATGCCCCCATCCCAAGCCTTGACTTTAGCCGCACGACGATCAAATCCTGCATCTTCTAAAGCGACAACCCACAAACCCCACTGGTTGTCTTTGTTCCCCAGCACAGCAGTCACCGGATACTCGACTTTGATGACATTTCCTGGAGGTTCTGGATGTCTCGCCATGTACCGTCGAAAGGTTTCAAGCATACGTTCAAGGTGTTCATGCCCACCATTGGTGTCGCACCACACCTCTACGGCTTCTTCCGGATCGAGAAACACAGCGGGGTCATCATGCCATGTCTCATCGACCCAAACACCGTCTTCAGAGGATGCCCCCCAGATTGCGTGTTGATGCGCCTGGAGGATGTGGCCCATGCTGCCACGGGTCAAAGCGTGAGCGGGAATCATAGTGAGGTTGAGTCGCTGACCGTAGGCGAACAACTGCGGACACCGGGAAAAAGTTCCGATACGTGACCACCCACGAGAGGATCTACCCGCATCGATGAGAATCTTCCTCATGCTACCTCCAACTTACTGATAATGCTACTTACAAGCGCCTCTTCGTCTTCCATGCC